TCGTCACCCTGGCGGGGGGCGCTGGTGAGCACCAGCTGGGCCTCCCTGAACATCCCGGTCGCCGGGTCGACGCGGTCGCCGTGGCCGTACCAGGCCCGGCCGTCAGGGGTGCTGTGGATCGGCCCTGGCTGGCAGCTCGCCAGAGGCAGGGCAATCGGGATGGATGTCATGGGACTGCGGGTGGGGTGTACTGTGTCGCCGGTGGCGTGCAGGGCCACCGGCTGATGAGTGGGGGCCCCGGGTGATGCCGGGGCTTTTTCGTGCCTGCCTCAGGCGGCAGCGGCCGGGTAGAGCTCGGCAGCGCGGGCGCTGACGGCCTCCAGCTCGACCCGTGCGACGCCGCCAGCGGCGTGGACAGCGAGCGCTGCAGCCCGGACGGCGGCGCGGCGCTCCCAGACCCACTCCGCGGCGAGCCGGATGGCGGCGTAGGCAGTGATGGCCGCATCGCGGATCTCGCGCCGGTGGGCCCAGATGAACTGGCCGGCCCGGATCACCAGCAGGCCGGTGATGACCAGAGCGATCGCGATGACGCGCGCCAGGCGGGAAATGGTGCTGTTCATGATGTCTCCGTGGGTGGGGGGAGCGCCTCCGCTCCCGATGCACTCAATGTAGCACGCGGCCTGCCGGTGTCAACCCCCCCCCTCAGCTGCGGATCTGGATCGGCATCACCAGATAGATGAAGCCATCCGGATCGCCCACTGGGGAGAGCACGGCGGGGGTGGTGGGAGCATTGCAGCGCAACACCACCTGCTCAGCGCCCATGGCCTTGAGCCCATCAAGCACATAGCGCACGTTGAAGGCAATCTCGATCGGGTCGCCATCAGCGACCACCGGCATGGACTCGCTGCCGCTGCCCACATCCTGGGCATCAGCCGCGATCGTCACGGTGCCGGCATCGGGGTCGCTGCGCAGCTTCACGGTGCCGCTGTGCTGGTCGGCCAGGACGGCCACCCGCTCCAGGGCCTGGGAGAACCTGCGGCGGTCGAGCTGGAGACTGCGACTGAAGGATGGCGGAATCAGCTGGCGATAGTTCGGATAGGTGCCATCGAGGCTGCGGCTAGTGAGCAGCTGATCGCCGCAGCGGACAACCAACTGCCCGGCCTGGTGCCGCAGCTGCAGCGGGGCCCCAGGGCAGCTGGCAATCAGCCGCTCCAGCTCCCGGCATGACCTGGCGGGAATCGTGAGTTCAAACCGCTCGCCGGTTGCCCCATCGTCCGCGACCCGCAGCACCGCCAAGCGGTGGCCATCGGTGGCGGCGCATTCCAAGCCTGCGTCATCGAGCTGCAGATGCACGCCGGTGAGGATCTGCTTCGACTCATTGGTACTGCTGGCGAACAGCGTGGCTCGCAGAGCTCTGGCCAGGGCGTCGGCATCGAGCGCCATCGGCTCCCCGGCCGGCTGCGGCAGATCCGGATAATCGGCGGGGTCGAGGGCCGCCAGCTCGTAGGAGCCGCAGACGCTCGTGATCAGGGCGCGGCCCTTTTTCCTCGCGTCGATGGTGATCGGGCTGTCGCTCGGCAGGCGAGAGACGATGTCGCCCAGCAGCTGGGCGCTGATGGCCGCCGCGCCATCGGCATCGATGCTGGCGGGGACGCTGGCGACGATGCCCAGCGACAGGTTGTAGCCGGTGAGGCTCAGGCGCCCGGCGGCTGCATCGGCGGACAGCAACACACAGGCGAGGATGGGGTGAGATGGCCGGCTGGAGATGGCCCGGCTCACCAGCTGAAGGCTGGCGTTGAGTTCAGCCTGGGAGCAGACGAGTTTCATGGGGTGATGATGGTGGTGGTGGTGGTTGGATTCGGGCTGCCCCAGCGGGCGAGGGCCTGCTGCTGAGCAAACCAGATGATCTCGTCCATGCCCAGCTCGTCCCAGCAGTTGACAGCATCCGCCTGCGCGTTCCAGGCGTTGCGTAGATCCTCCAGACAGAACAGCTCATCATCCGTCGGCGCCACCGGCCCCGGCTGCCCTGGCTGCTCACTCACCGGAACAGGGGCGATAGCGGAGAGATCGCGCCTTCGACACCATTCAATTGCCAGCAGGGCTACGGTGCGTGAGGCTGGAATGTCGTAACCACTGGCCTCGAATTGAGCAATAGCAGCCTGTCGCCATGCCTCCAGCTCATCATCTGTCGGCTCTATTGCCTCCGGCTGGGCCAGGGCGGCGCGGGCGCGGTCCAACAGAGCATGGAAGCGGGCGGGATTTTCGACCTCAGCTACGTCCAGTTCAACGCCGTCCAGCAGCTCAGCGCACAAGGCGCGGTAGTCGGGATAGCTCATGGCTCCTCCGTGGTGGGTTGACTCTCGGTCCGCATCGCCGCATGGGCGTATCCAGCGATGTCGGTCCAGTGCTCGGGATCGCGCGGATCGGCGCCGCTGAGGATGCGGGCGATCTTGTGGGCGATCATGTCCAGCGCTTCACGCCTGCCAGGGGTGAGGCGCGACCAGTTGCTGCCCCTCCGCATGGCGCTTTTCATCTGCTGGCACAGCTCCCCGACGGATTCCATGCCGCCGTGCTGGTGATCGCGGTTGGGGGATTGGTTCATCGCAATGCAGAGCACGGCAAGCGGGTCGAGGAGAGATGTAGCTGAGAGATGCGCCAGCGTGAACCCCAAGCATCCTCAACGATGTAGTGGGGCAATTGCATATCATCGATTCGCTCGATGATATGCAATTCAACAGTGAAGGCACCAGTGGCGTCTCTGGCGAAACACGTATCGCCAGGCCGCCAGCGCCAGGGCCAATCGGGATAGCACATTGCTTTGAGTGGTTTCATTAGTGGCGATTCTTGCGGGAAAATGTTGCGCACTCTTGCGCAAAGGCGGTTCCAATAATCTCCGCTTCGGGAAACTCCATCCCGCAGCGGTTGTGCAACCAGTGGACGCAGGCTTTGCACGTCAACTGGGGCGGCTCCGCCTGCCGGCGTGGCAGTTCGGGGCAAACCGTGGTGTGGGTTTTGCCGTTCCGGATTCCGCTGATCGTTTGCTCAGCACAACCCAGCTGACGGGATAGCCGACGGCATCCCAGCGGGGACGTCAGGATCAACCTGACGTCCGTCTCGCTCAACGGCATCGGGCGACCTCTTCGAGGACGATGGCGGCGATGGTGGTCCACGCCGCCGCATCCGCCGCATCCGCCGCCCGCTCCGCCGTCAGCGCCGCCCACTCCGCCGCCCACTCCGCCTCCGCCGCCGCCGCATCCGGATCATCATTGACCCAGTCTGTTTCTAATCCGTTCGCTACCCGGGCCACCACATCAGCGGATGTGCCGGCAATCGGCAATACCATTTCCCGCAGTATCCGAGCGTTTATCCGGCTCAAGACGGGTCCCAGATCTACATTCTCCGGGACTGCAATCGCCAGATTGACTGGCCAGTTTACTCGCTGATCTCCAGGCAAGTTCTCAAATACAACATCCTGGATATGGACTAGCCATGCTGGCCAGCCCAGAGCGCGGGCTAAGCCTGCGTGATCATTGCTGCCGATCGGTGGGCTGAGTCTCAGTCGTTGATTGACTGTTTGGACAGCGCAACCCACTGCGCAGCCGCGTTGTTGCTCAGGCCGCCAATAGTGCCCGGCCATATAGCGATCTGCAGCGCGATGCGCCTCGCATTCAGCGATGAACTCGGCGCGGGTGATGCCGTTGGTGTAGGTAGTCATGGGGTGTTGGTGGTGGTTGGTGAGCTAATTGACTGGCATGCCCTGTGCCCAGCTACCAGCCGGCGCGTCAAGGCCGGCAAGGCATCGATCGCCATGGGCAGCGGCAGATCCTCGGCGAGCCCGCAGCGGAGGCAGAGGATGCGCGGCGGCTGGCGGCTGACATCGACGACCAGGTGATCGGTCATCGCCGCACCTCCCAGCCGGCCGGCCGGCAGGTTTCGGGCAGGCTGGCGCAGCGGTTGGGTGGGACGTGGATGCCGCACAGCCAGAGGGCGACGATGCCGACCACTGCCAGGCAGGCAGTCAGGCCGGGGTCTAGGTCTCGCATGGCAGCCTCAGAACGGGATGTCATTGCCGCCGCCGGCACTGCCCCCATCCCACACTGGCGGGGCGGTTGGCGTCGCGGCACGGGGTTGGGGTGCTGGCGAGGCCTGCTGGCCATCGCGCTTGCTGCCAAGCAGCTCCAGGCGATCGACGCGGACCACGGGCTTGCTGCGCTGTTCTCCCGTGGCCCTATCGGCCCATTTCTCGATTCGCACAGAGCCAATAATCCCAATCAGGGATCCCTTCTGTACATAGTTGGCCGCAACTTCGGCCTGCTTGCCCCAGATTTCTAGGTTGAACCAGTCCGGCTCTTCATCGCGGCTGCGACGGTTCACGGCCAGTGTCAAATTGGCGACAACTTTGCCGCCGTCAAGATACTTAACCTCAGGATCGCGGCCAGCACGGCCGATCAGGGTAATGGTGTTCATGGAGTGGTGGTGGTGGTGGTGGTGGTGGTGGTCGCATTGCATTGCGCGACGGTTTCGGCGCTGATGCCCAGAGTCGCGATGCGAATCAGGGTTTCAGGCGGCAAATCCGACAGAGATTGGCAAGCGCCTCGGCTCACCTTCACGCAGAACGCCCGGACTCCGTCTGCAGTCAGGCCGGCATTGCGGCAGGCGATGGATGCCGTGGCTGCCAGCTCAGCCACGTTCGGAACCGGCCCGGCATCATCGGCAACCTCTCGCTGCTGCTTGTCGTAGAGGGCAAGCCCGAACGGGTTCCCGAAAGTCATCAGCGCCCGTTTCATCGCGTCGGTCTCCGCCTCCTTGAGGGCGGACTCATGGGCCTGGCCCAGATCCACATCGATGCCATGGCCGGCGCCGCAGCCATCGCGAACGATGGCGCCAACGCGAATCCGGACCCTGGCGGTGTAGGTGACGCCCCATCCGGGCTTCTGCTGTCGACCGATCGGGCGTTCACGCTCGCTTACGCAGCGTATGTCGAGCGTTTCCCGATCCCATAGCCCGAAGCCGAAGATGCGGTTCGCCTCCGCAATGGCATGCCAACCCTCGATGTAGCTGAGGGTTTGGCCGGACTGACTCCGGGTGCGGACATTCGCGCGGTCGAGCGGCGCGGCCAGGGCGGTGAGTTGCTCGGCCGAAAAAATCGGGTCGTCCGTGGGTGTCCGTGGCGGACCGTGGGCCATGAGCCTGTGCGCGGGATACCGCCACGATACCGCAACGGTTGCGCAACGGCAACGGCAGCGATCGCCTGGCCCAAAATCAGTCCGCCCCACCCATGGCCCGAGGATGATCCAAATCTTCTGCGACACCGCCGAGGAGGCCGCAGCCATCTGGCGATCCCTGGTCGACGCGCGCATGACCGACTACCACTGCAGGATCTGGCGTGGACAGCCATCTGCCGACGGTTCAGGCGCTGAGCCCGTCCCGTTCGGCGGGTGGGTCCCCCATGGCGTCAGGCCGGACGATCGGGCCTAGCAGCGCCTGAGCCTCCGCCACGCTGGTGGCGATTCCGGCGATCCCGCCAGCGGCACGGACTGCCGCCAGCCATTGACTCTGCTGCGGAGTGGCGCGCCCACCGGGCCGCTTCACCTCCACTCCGGCGAACACCGCCAACCGCTGCCCCACCATGGCGGGGGTGATCGTGACCGGCACGTACCCGATCAGGTCCGCCGAGCCGGGACACAGGCCAAACGTCACAGGCCGGCCCTGGGCATCGAGCAGCCGGCCCACGTTGTTGCGCCACAGCCGGGTGGTGGAGCCAGGCCCGGCACAGACGAGCCGGATGCGTTGCTGAATCTCGTGTTCGGTCATGGTGCGTGGCGGGTGCTGCTACGGTGCTCATAGGTTTCCCTGCTTGAAACCGCCATCTCTCGGTCCCTCACTCCCTGGCAGGAGTGGGGGGCTTTTGGCGTTAGGGATGATGGGCATCCGCGGGTCTCAGCAAATCAAACAGGTTTGGGAGCTTGGCCAACCGCTTCGCTTCCCGGGCCCTCAGCACGGCGTGCGCCCAGGCCCGTGGGTGCGCCATGCCTCGCCGGTACCCGATCCTGATCAGCTCCTCCAGCCCCTGGGCCGCGGAGCGCTCCTCCGCAAATGTCGGCCCACGCCGCACATCCTCCACCAGCTCGCCGTCAACCTGGCGCAGCTCGCGTGACCACACCGCGAACTCGTGGCCGCACTCGGGACAGATCCTGGTCCCGCCCGGCAGGCAGACGAAACAGCTCGGACACTCCCTGATCGGGAACCGCTTCTGCTCCCGTTTCTCCGCCCAACCCTCCAATGACCAATCCGGCTCGTCCATTTTCTTTTTTCTTTTTTTT